GCTCCTCGATGATCTTGGCCTTGCTCAGCGCGAAGAAGATCCCGTCGTCAGTCTTGATTGGCTTGGTCCAGCTCGGGCAGCCGTAGACGAAGGCGAACAGCAGGGCCTGCTGGGAGTTCAACCCCCACTGCAAAGCCTTCACCTGATTGATCGTGACGGTGAATTGCATATCAGGCCTTCCCGACCAGTTTGGCCAGCTCAAGGAAGCGATCTACGTACCAGTGAGGCTGTGTCTCGCGCGGGCATTGAGGGCTGGTGAGGTTCTTGCCGTACTTCAGGCCCTTTTCAGTGACGGACCAGAAGTCGACTGTTTCGCCTTTGGAGTTACGGCGCTGCAGAGTCTTTAGGTAGCCATGGGCAGCAAGGTCGCGGTTGAAGGCTGGCGCTGTGCTGCTAATGGCGTGTTCTTTGATCAGGGCGGTAACGGCCTTGGTTGGCATCGAAGAGCCGCCAGTGGCGTCAGGCGCCGCATCGATCGCGTAGCCGGGAAGGAAGCTCGACTCCAAGCCATTGTTCTTCGCGATCTGCGCGAGCATCAGCACCTGACTGGACGGTGCAGGCTTAAGCAGCCGCGTGAAGCACTCAAGGATCGCCAGTTCGCCGACTACCTTCGTTCCATTGGCGATCACGGCCAGACGCGCGCCTTCTTGTTGCTCCAGCTCTCGCCAACGGCGGATTACTTTCATCCGCATCGGCGCGCTGTAGCCAGTCAGCAAGCAATCGGTGTGCTCGCGGTCAAGTTGGTACTGGACCTGCTCTCGGTTGCGGCCGTCCAGATAGATATCCTCAAACTTGAGGGCATCGATTTTCAGCTCTTTCAGCATGGCGAGGATGTCGCGCTTTACATTGTCGTGGCGCTTGCCGGTGACATTTGCGATCTCGCGAGAGGACATAGTGGTACGCGACACGTTTTCAGAATTCGAAAAACGTGTCGCGACACTTTGGGGGGTATTGCTTGAATTGGGTTGGCTCTGCATAATCGGGCCCCTCTAGTTTTGCGAATCAGCCGACCTTCTACGTCGGCTTTTTTGTGCCCGGAATTCAGGCGGCCTTCACCGAGGCATCCATCACGTCTAGGCTCTGCCGAACGTGGTTGATCTCCTGGCGGATCAAGTTTTTCTCGAAAGAACTGACGTGGTTGTCGTCCAGCGCCTGGTGCACCGCGATGGTCAGATCGGCGACCTCTTTGCCGACGTTGATCAGTGATTTGGTCAATGCTTGCGGCTCCGGCGCAGCTTTCGCAACGATGTCGAAACCAAATTCACTCGCCAGTGCAGCCAGAGGGCGCATGTCGCCGGTGTGCAACAGAATCCCGAACAAATGCTCCACGGTCAGGTGGTGTGCGTCGTTGTCCGGATTGGCGCGCTGAAGCAGGCCAACGTGAGGAACGCCCATCTTTGCAGCAAGTGTCTTGGCTTCGTTGTCCAGGACAGCGCTCTGGCAGGCCCGCAGAAAATCTTCCATTCGTAAAACCTCAAATTTGTTTCCGTGGCGCCCTGCTAAGCATTGGGCGAACATTTGCTCAACCGGTTGTTGGGTGAGCATCTCAAGCTGCGGACTGCTGATCCCTTCCGCGCGTACAAAGATCACGAGCTGTAATTTTTCCGCCCGTTAGCTCCTCTGCTTTAAACGCTTTTTCAGCACCCATTGTGTGAATGCCGGCAACCCAGTACGAAACCGCAGCTTGTGACACATCGAGGGCCAAAGCTGTTTTGGTTTGCCCTCCAAAAAAGTCGACGAGTTTTTCAATCGGGGTCATGCAAGAACCCTCCAAATAAGCATGCTTATATCCTAATTAGAAGGAAACTTATTTGCAAGCTGATAAGGGAACTTATAAATTCCAGCGCATGAGCACACTCGCCGAACGAATCAAATCCGCACGAAATCACGCAAAGCTGACGCAGAAGGCCCTCGCACTAAAAGTGGGCGTTGAACAGCCAGTGATTTCGCAGCTAGAAACAGGAAAAAACCTGCAAAGCGCACATCTGCCCAAAATTGCACATGTGTGCGGGGTCAATGCGATATGGCTTTCTGAAAACATCGGACCGATGATTGGCGGGAAAATCAAAGACACGAATATTGGTGATACGCGCCAACCTGTCGAGTCTTTCCGTTACCCAGTGATCAGTTGGGTTGCGGCAGGCGCTTGGGCCGAGGCAGTCGAGCCCTACCCTGCCGGTTTCTCTGATAGGTATGAGTTCTCTGAATACGATTCAAAGGGTCCGGCTTTCTGGCTATTAGTCAAAGGTGACTCAATGACGGCGCCTGCGGGGCAGAGCATCACTGAAGGAACCCTCATCCTTGTCGATACCGAGGCCGAAGTTTCCCCAGGAAAATTGGTTGTGGCAAAACTGCCTGACAGCAACGAAGCAACTTTTAAGAAGCTCGTTAATGACGGAGGAAGGTTGTTCCTGAAACCGCTGAACCCTAGTTATCCGATTGAACCGTTCGACGAGAAGTGCCGGATCGTAGGTGTTGTTGTGAGAGCATTACAGAAATTCTATTAACCTTTAGCTTTTTTATATAACACGACCGATGTACTAAGTCGTGGTCGTCATATTCTTGCTCCCACAGCCCCCACAAAAATCAGACTGCGCCAGTGATGGCCACAGTCTTACGCGCCCCTCTTTCCTTTCTCCGGGTGGAATATTCAGTAAACCCATCTCTCAAGAAAACCAGAATAGACAACGTTAAGCGATGAAGTTCCTCGGAAGAAATGGCAATTGATCTAAAATCTTGGTGCGTTAAAGAATGTCGCACCGCTGTCATCTTTTCTGCGGCACGTTCTTTGAAGCTCACATCAGATTGGGTAGAGCAATAAGTTTCTTCAAGGCATATTTCTGCAAATGATACCGTAGCGTAGGCTAGAGCAGATCTAGCGCCCCGCTGATGATTTACATTCCAACTTAAAGCTCCGCGACAGTGCCCCAAAAGCTCAAGCTCGGACTCATAAAAATCCAGTCTTTCCGCAAGCTTAAAAATACTATCAAGTGGGAAAAAGAACTCAAAAATCTTGTAAAGCTCAAGATAAAAACTTACCAACCTGCTGGATTGAACCGCAGTCAATAGCTGCTCAAAAATCCAATCATGTCCATCAGCAGGGATTGCAAGTGAAACCTCTACAATTTGATCATAAAAATCAAAGATAAAACTATGCTGACGCTCTAACAAAAGCGATGCTTTTAGACACACAACCCACTTATCATCATACCGAGCACTATCCTTAAGTTCAAATACGTAGGTTTTTGGGTAATATGGAAGAAGGTCATCCTCAAAAACTGGAAGGTTAGAAACAAGAGAGTGAGGAATCTTTCTGAAAGCCGGTATATGGAATTTTGACACCAAATACGAGAGCTGCAAAAAATGCAGCTCACCATCAACAAACTCCGCTCCATCGTCTGCAACGATGAAATCCGGCAACACTCCAGAGGAATGGCTTATAAAAATTTTCCTGCCAACAGCATCATCTAATATCACGTAAAGCAATGAATCGTGATTTAAACTATCAATGATTCTAGTGCTTGCAATGCGAGCTATACCCTCACCAACTAGAGCCTTAAATTCCGGATCACTTTCTTCCACAGGATTTACCCAAAAATTCTGGGCAATTTCAACCCCCTCGGGGGCAACCATTTCAGAAGAAACCCAATCCCGGAGATTTACACTTATCAGTTCCTTGATATTTATTGACAAGAGACTATCTCGCCTTCCAGCAGGGCGACAGCGACCCTTGAGAAATTAACTGTGGAGTTTTGGAGAGCATCAAAAGAAATGCACGCTTATACAAATTGCGTTCATACTCACCGATACGGCTAGATTTCGCCGTAAGCATTTGGTTTAAGGTATCCAAATCAACGAATTCTGCCAGAGACTTTTGAGACAGAGACGCCATATACTTAGTTAAATCGTTCGCACTTTGTTTGACCTGCTGCATTTCGACTGCCGCTGCATCTAGATCATAATCAAAGCCAGGAGTACCTAAAAGTCGCTCAGCGATAGCGACTACAAAACCAATCGATGCAGGAGCAGAAGTAAAAATATCTCGACCAGATTTAACTTTTGCATCTTCAGAGACGACAAGCTCTCTAACAACGCGATCAAATTGCATGTCGACTTGAGCCATTATCTTTATCGTATCTACGAACAGCGGAAAAAACGCATCATTCGAAGTTGCCTCCGTAATATCGATTTTTGCAAATTCCTCAGCAACACGCTCTCTGATATCAACATCAATAGATCGAGATGTATATGCCAAAAACAACTCAATAATTCTAGTACTTCTATACTCGCGAGCCTGAGACCTACGATTATTCTCATCAAGCCCAATGACTCTGATATTCCTTACATCCGAAGAAATCTTGGCTACAATAGGGCGATAAAGAGTTTCTAACTGCCTCTTAAGATCCCAAGGGACCTGACCAGTGTTAAGAACCAACATTCTATAAATCAAGCTTTCAACCTTCCTAGCGAGCCAAATCTCGACTCTCACCATCGGTTCAATGCCGCCCTCCTCTTTGGCCTCTAGCAATGCAGTGGTGCGCTGCATTCCATCGATAATAGAAAGATCAACTTTTGAGGCTACGAGTTCCGCAATCAATTCAGAAGATGTTTTAAGCTTCTTGAGTCGCCTAAGAACTGCCGGCTTACTTACTGCGCCGACAACGATTGGCGGAATCACAGCTCCTTTTTTGAGGTCCTCTACAAGCCTGCTGCGGATTTTTAAGCCCGTTTTGGTTCGAATAGGGGCTCTCTGGCCTTTCAACCCACCTTGATCGCTATACGCAGCTTCTATAAGAGCTAAGTACTTTGAAAGGGTCATCGTACCCATAATTGAGATACAATCGCTATTTTTGTCTTCGAGCGTTATTAGTGGGAATGGCATGAGGTTCTCGAAATTCACTTTTCGATTAAAATTTAATTATCTATAAATAGGCGCCGAGAGTAAATAGCGATCGCGATGATAAAAACGCTCCAAATCTGCGCTCAAATTCAGTGAAAGCTTACCCCCCTCTCCTCCAGCGTCATTATCGAAGCGCCTGCGCGGTCAGCTCAGGCGTCGAAAACGCCTTTACTCAACAACCTAGCTGCCGCGCACTGGGCCTGCGACGCGTATTGCCAAATCATTACAATCGCAATACTGTACATAAGCACAGTATAGTAAGGAAGCATCGATGCCCTCTACCGCCACGCCTGCGATCTACTCCCAAGAATCCTACAAACTTGTGGTTCGCCGAATTCAGCGCCTTATCACATCTCTGGAGGTACAAAAGGTCCAGATCGTGACCGTGAACCGCAAGGACTATGAAAGCCTCGAAGCCTGGCATCAGGTCATTCAAGAGATCGGAGAAACAAGCGGTGTTGACATCCAGCATTTGGACGGAGGTGCCGTGAGGATTGGATGGCGAGGGTATTACGAAGTTTGAAACGAGCCCGCCATTGAGCGGGCTTTTCATTGCGCAAAGGAAATAATATAAGTGTGCTTATTGACACAAATAATAAGCAGCCTTATATTTGCCTCCGTGCCGACACTGGCCCAGCAGCGAAAGCCGCGCCGCTCTTTAACAACTCGCGCCATAAACGATTACCCGGCTCACGCTGGGAGGTCAGCCCCGGCCACACCTGTGGGGCGAGATGAAGTCAGGTGAACAAAATCGCGCTGCCACTACTGGCGACCGGCGATCCGATAGCCCCGAAAGGCTACCAACGCGCAGAAC